CGAATATCCAGAGATCGACGAGGCTACTTCGTCTTTGTTGAGTCGGGGAGACGTGTTGGGAGTTACCCAGGGAGAATCACCAGCCATGCGAAGATTGTTCCGAGCCATACGCCCACAGTCAATGCTTGATTGTGTGTTTGCCACAGCACTAATACGTCCAGTGGCTATGGAGGGTAGACGCAAAGCGGCCTTTTTCAATGACTGGACTTCGGATAGAATATCTGATGTAGTGGTGTGTGAAGATGATGCCATCATGCAGATATCCAAACTGATTGGATGTAATCACTATGATGCAGACATGTATCGCAGAGCGTTTGCTAAAAAAAATGAAGAACGTGTAATGGAGTTTATGACTCGACTAGGCAACCATCCACGCAAAGATGAAATATTCCGCACATTGCAATCTCTTAGTGGCTTTGGATTGTGCAGAGCACATGCTGTAAATTTAGGAAGACTGATATGGGCGTTGGCATATCAAAAAGCACACAATGTGCAAGGATTTTGGAAAGGTGCTCTCAAACATTGCAAAGGATCTTACAAACGTTGGGTGTACAAGACAGAAGCCAAACGTGCTGGATTGGAACCTACAACTATTTCCAAAACAGATCGATGGGACGATCCTGTGTATCAATACAAAAAATATGGTTGGTGGTCAAACAAATCTTTCTTACCAGGATTTTACACAAAGCATCTATATCTTGACCGTGTAGAATTTTGCGGTTTAATTGCAAATGGAAGGGTCTACAAAGCCGGAAATAAAAAATACGTAACATTTGTCACACTAGGAGTAGACAACGGTTATTACGTAGATATCACTATCAATCGACCCTTTTCATATACAGATAATGATGTGGTGCGTGGCATTGGTAGGATCAAACATTTGAACAATTCAGATTACATTGAAGCCATTGAATGTGAATCAATATCAATCGATAAGTTCTATAACTAGGCAGATTGCACTAATTTAAGTTTTGCTGGAGTAATTTTTGGCAACGGATTACGTGATCCAACTGCTTCTGCTATGGTGCTGAAACCATCCGCTTTGAGTAATTTAACAAGTCCTCTGTTGATCTCGTTGATGTTTTGTGGACCATCGAATATCATGGTTGTAATCATATGACATAAACTTGCACCTGAAGTAATTTTTTCATAAGCATCTCTGGCATTGAATATCCCGCCAACTCCTATGATTGTAAGTTTACCTCTAGTTCTTCTGTACACATGACGCACAACATTTGTTGATATTCTTTGTAGCGGTAAGCCACTCATTGCGCCTTTGCCTGCAGGCAACAATCCTTTGGTTGTAGGATATTCTTCTGGCCTGTGTTCAGTGTTGTACTTAGGCTTTGCAAGATTGGTACACACCACACCTTCCATTTTGTGTTCAACACATGCATCAACAATGGTGTCTATTTCTTCCACAGACATGTCAGCTGCCAATTTCACATAGATAGGTTTTGCTGTGATAGGCCTGATGTGTGTGTTGATTGCAGTCAACAGTGCATCAAGTTTGTCTTTGTCGACAAATGGTTCACCTTCTTGTGTGTTAGGACAACTGATGTTAACTGTGTAGTAATCACCTATGTCTTTAAACAGTGTCATTGTTTTGAGATAGTCGGCAATAGAGGAGTCAAGATCAAATTCAGATGACATGTTTGAAAGTGCGGCATTGATGCCAACACGCAATCGTCCAAACTTTTGCCCTTCAAGTCTTGCAGAAAGTTTTTCTGCACCCATGTTGTTAAGTCCATACCACACAACAATAGACTTAGACTTGACCATTCTAAACAAACGTTTGCCAGGATTGCCTGGACATATTTCTCCTGTAATTGATCCTAGTTCAGCAAGTCCAAAACCAAGATTAGGATATATTTTTGTAAGTTCACCGTCTTTGTCAAATCCTGCAGACAGTCCAATTGGATTTCTATATTGGATTCCATCCACTTCTACATTTAGACTTTTGTGTCCATAGTCAAATAGTAAACTTGTAAATGCTTTGGTTATGAAGTTACTGCCTAAGAACACACCAATACGTTTCATTGAATAGTGTGCTTGTTCAGGATCCATCAAAAAGATCATAGGACGCATCACCCTAAACAATATTCTTAAAATTAAATTTCTGATTCCAATTATGGTGCTCATGTATTAATAATATTTAAGCATATATTTTGCGATTTATAATTGCAATTAATTAATTGATTAATACGTTGCTGTTATATTTTTCTTCCTGTAACTACCATCTCTATTGAAATGTTTACTGTTATAAGATGCATACTCAACGCACATTATGTAACCATGTCCATTGGCAATTAATTTTTTATACCACCAAATAAAATCTTTTATGCGTTTCACTTATTAATGTTTTTTTGAGGCAAGGTAATTTGTAATTGTAAGAGGTTGTCTAGGCGTTTCTAAAAAGCCAACCACAGGAGCCAGTATTAATATAAACGCAAACCAATATGCTGTACCAATTTGTGCAAGTAAAACATATATGCCTTCGGCAGGTTTTGCACCCACATACATTAAGATAAAGAAGTTAATTGCAAACAACAACACACAGTATCTCCACACAGGCCTGAATAGACAAGATCTAACTTTTGATGTATCTAACCAAGGCAACAATCCTAACAGTCCAATTGAACCAAACATGGCCAGCACACCCATTAACTTGTCTGGAATAGCTCTTAGTATTGCATAGAATGGAAGAAAGTACCATTCAGGTACAATGTGTGCAGGTGTTACCATTGCATTGGCTCGGATGTAGTTGTCTGAATGGCCAAGTATGTTAGGATAGTAAAACAATACAAAGGCCACTATGATAAAGAAAAATATTGTTGCATTAAGATCTTTGATGGTTACATATGGATGAAATGTTACTGTTTCATCCCAGCTCTGAGGCTCTGATCCTGTCGGATTGTTCGAACCAGTCATGTGCAGTGCAATCACGTGAAAGACAACAAGACCCACAATAGCAAACGCCAACAACCAATGTAGCACATAGAATCTATTAACAGTTGCATCGCCCACTGTAAAGTCTCCTAGTAGCAATAGTAATATTGGTTCACCTACTACTGGTATGGCAGTAAACAAGTTGGTTATAACAGTTGCTCCCCAATAGGACATCTGCCCCCATGGCAAAGTGTAACCAAGGAATGCTGTGGCCATCATCAATACAAACATGGTCAACCCAAATATATAAACCAGTTCACGTGGCGCTTTGTAAGATCCAAAGTACATGGCTCGGAAGATGTGTATGTAGGTAGCAATAAAGAAAAATGACACAAGGTTGGCATGAAGATATCTTATCAACCAACCAAAACTTACATCACGCATGATTCTTTCAACAGAATCAAATGCTTCTTCGGCTGATGGCTTGTAATGAAATCCTAAAAATATTCCTGTTAATATTAATCCTATCAAACAGAACATTGCAATGCCGCCAAAAGACCAAAAATAATTTAATGACTTAGGCACAGGAAACCTAAGATACTCTGCCTCCATTAGCCTTATAAGTGGCATTCTTGAGTCTATCCAACCCTTGATGCCAGTGTAAGGTGAGTTGAGAGTTTTCTTGTATCCTTGTAGGTCGTTGTTGCTCATCTATAAATTTTCTTTTTCTTTTTAATTTTGTCTTGTAGCATCATGATGCCATACATCAATGCTTCTGCTGTGGGAGGGCATCCTGGTACATAGATATCCACAGGAACTATTCTGTCACATCCTCTCACTACAGAATATGAATAATGATAGTATCCGCCACCATTGGCACATGATCCCATTGATATTACCCAACGAGGTTCCGGCATTTGATCATATACTTTTCTAAGTGCAGGAGCCATCTTGTTTGTCAGTGTGCCTGCAACTATCATGACATCAGATTGTCTTGGTGACCCTCTTGGTATGACTCCTAATCGATCCAAGTCATATCTACTCATGTAGGAGTGCATCATCTCCACTCCACAACATGCAAGTCCAAATGTCATTGGCCACAATGATCCTGAACGTGCCCAATTGATCAAGTTTTCGAAACTTTGCACGACAAATCCTTTTTTCATAAACACTTCATCTATGTTTAAAGAATTATATTTTTCAATGTTACTCATATGATTCAAAACTAATTATCACGCGGCATTATTTTTTATGGTATCTCTTAGTTTAGATTTTGGAATATCAATCATACGTTTATCACACACTTTGTTAATTACACACGTGTTGCATCCAGGCGATCTTGATTTACAAACTTTTTTTGCATGTGTTATGAGCCACATGTGAGCTCCATACTTGTATTTGCTAGGCGTGGTCTGGTTGACTGTTACAGACGCTTTACCTTCATCTAGATTATCTGCCCATCCTAATCTCCATAGCAATCTAAACACATGAGTGTCTACAGCTATGTGTGGCTCGCCCCAAACAAAACGCATTACAATATCTGAACTTTTGCGTCCTACTCCTGGCAAACTCATTAGTTCTTTTTGTGTTTGTGGCACACGGCCGCCAAACTCTTCTATCAACATTTTACTTGTAGCAAGTATGTTTTTACTTTTCGCATTGTAAAGTCCTGCAGGCTTTATTGCATCGATAATTTGTTCCTGTGTAAGTTGAATCATTTGTTCTGGTGTTTCAGCTAGGTCAAACAATTGCTTACAAGCCACAGCAGTTCTTTTGTCTTGACTTTGTGCAGACAACATTACTCCGATCAAACTTGTGTATGCATGTGAATAAATTTTTGCTTTGGGTTTTCGATTGGTATATCGTGGGTACAGTTTACTTAACTTTTCATAGATGTAATCTATTTCGTAAATGTCTTTCAATTAATTTTTGCCTAAGTTTTTAATTAAGTCTTTGATCTTAGATGATTCAACAGTTGCTCTTACTTTGCCGATATCATCTTTGGGCTGTTCTAATGATTTGTGTTCTTCTTTTGGTTCTGCTGTTACAGTTGATGTCCTTTTGAGATTAGTGTATATGGAAGGCGCTTGTTTTTTAAATGATTGATATTCTTCATCTTCTGCCAAGTCTAATATTCGAAGTGTGTCTACGTTGAACTCTAAGTCAACTTTGTGTCCAACACCAGAACTTGATCTTGTTTTCATAAACTGTATCTGATACTTGCCACGTTCTCTCATTGCTCGCGACGTAAAGATACCAATAACATTGTCTGCTGTTTGTATCTTGCTCAGTCCACCACTGATGTGCGAATGATCAAATTCAATTTCTTCAACACTAGCTCTGTTCAACTGCGATGCTGTGATCAACAAACAGTTGATATCCACTGCCAAGTTTCTCAACTCTTCAGATACATACTTGTCTTTGACAAACAAGTCACTGGGCGATACTCTCCTATTCATCGGCATTAACAGATCCAGATAGTCAATCAGTATCACATCACAAGTAAGATTGTGTTGTATTTCAAACTCCTTAATGTATGCTCTAATATCCAATGCTGTTGCACCAGATGAAATGTATTTTATTCTCAACTTGCCAGATGTTTTTGCTTTCATCTTAACTTTGAGATCCACTGTGTCCAAGTCTTTGTATATTTCACGTGTGGGTGTTTCAGTCATCATTGCATCTATTCTCATTGCTGTTAGTTTCTCACTCAACTCCAATGTGACGTAACACACATTCAATCCTTGTTCTGCATAGTTGACTGCCAAGTTTTGCAGGAACAAACTTTTACCAGCACCCGAACCACCAGCAAATATATTCAACTCGCCTCTGTTGAACCCACCAAACAGTTTCTTGTCAAAGTTTTTCCATCCAGTGGGCACCATGCCATTGTTGTCTTTCAGTGCCTGTAGTCTTGCTTTAGGATCCTCAAAGTAATCAAGACCCATGTCTTTGGTCAGTCCTACTTCAACTGCCTTTTTAATTTTTTCTTCAACAGACCCATATTCACCTTTTTCCAACATGTCTGCAGATGCCAGTATGGCTGATTCCAGCGACTTGTGTCTTGCAAATCTTTCATATTCATCAAGGAACCAATCAAAGTGTTTTGGATCAATGTCTGCCGCAGATTGTAACTCAGCGCCTGTCTTAGCATTAACCATTTCAACATCAGGCAGTGTTTTGTATTCATTAGCATATTCATATATGAACTTTGCCGCTTCTCTTAAATTTGCATCATAGTGCGAATATTTGAAAATGTTTTGTGCTCTTACAAATGATTCTGCATCAGCAAGAAACATTTCTAAAAATAGTTTTTGTAAGTCTTTTGTGTATTCCACTGTTATATTATAATACCTTTCTTATAATGTGTCATCTCTCATAATTGGTTATCAACAGTTCTTTTCTTTCGTTTTGATCTTTCATATATGATCCTGTGGATCGCATGGTGTATTTGAGATCCCATTGTAGACAATGATATGTTTTGTATTTTTCAATAAGTTTTTGATTGGCATTGTATGTTATCATAAATTTACTTGTTAATGTGTCAACATGGTTTTTGAATTCATCATGGTCAAATGTTTTGTGTTTGTCACCATTGTTTCCATACAAAAAAGATTTGATGTCATAAGGAGGATCCAAAAATAAAAAGTCATTGCCATTTACCATGAAATAATTATAGTCCAAATTAGATATGGTCCATCCACCAATAAGTTTTTGGTACTCTGGGAGCTTGTTAATACTGTTTATAGTAAAGTTACCATCATACGCCTGTTTGCTAAATGTTGAAGTGCCTAGTCCTGAAAATGAACATTTGTTTGCAATATAAAATGCACATGCTAGTGTGAACATATCTATTCTATCATCATGCATCCATTTTTGTGCATCATGAAATAGTTCTCGCTGTGCGTCTTCCGAATGTTCAGTTGTCCTCTTGATGTCCAACAATCTTTCAGACATTTCTTTGCCTTGTTCTTGTAGTTGATGCCAAAATGCATACAAAGGATGATAGGCATCGTTGACATGTATATTTGCCTCAGGATATTGTTGTGTTACCCACAACGCAACAGAGCCACCTCCTAGAAATGGTTCTACATATGATTCGATATGTTGTGGAAAATGTGCGCCTAAGAACTTCATAGCACGTGACTTTCCTCCTGGATATCTTAATGGCGTCTTCAGTTTATATGTTTTCATGTGTCCCCTTTATTTTTAATATTGTGTATTCTTGCATGGTCAGTCGCTCACGTCCTCTTACATTCAAATATTCCAATGTGCGTTCAACATAATTTTTCAACCACAAAAAATTTTTGTTTCGTAGTCTTATAGGTAACCAAGCAAATTTTATTTTTGTTTTTATTTCAGCTTTGCCATGCACTGTTTCATTTAATGTTTTGTAATCATCACTTTCCATATATGCAATAATATCGTCAGTTTTCCATTCTTTGCGATATAAAGTTATTCTTTCTGTATAAAATGGCACTATATACTCCTACCCATTATGATTCCGCCTTTTGTATCGTGTAAAATTCGCCAACCTAATAGTAAAAGATAATGAACAATTGGTCCACACTTTCCTATGTAGACATCATGTTCTGGCACCAACCATGTGTCATCCATTACTATTAAAGATTGTGCATTTAACTTAGGATAACAATGCAGTAGTTGTGCAAAGTGTTCTTGAACAGAATTAATATTATTCATCTCGACTCCACGTGCATTGTACTCCTCTATTTGTTGCTTGATGTATTCTGGTAACGTTTGATCTGGGTGCCAGATCCAATCAAAGTTATCAAGATATAAAATTTTAATTGTGTATTCACTTTGTGCAAGATAGTTTTTACACCAATCTGATCCTGAATCATATATAACAAATTCAATATCAGAATCGGATAAGTTTTGTCTAGCGTAATCAACTACATCAACTGTGATAAATTTTGAATTTACTTTTTGTGCGATGTCATTTAAAAATTTAGTGCTTCCTTCTTCACGGTCTGATCCTATTTCTAAAATTAAACTTTTAGGATCAGTCCAGTCAAGTTTATGATATATGCTGTCAAGATTAATGTAAGGAGCACCCATTACACGTCCCATCCATACTTTGGTGTATAAGTTTTTTTTGCATATTTTTTTAGTCTATTAGATGTTTTGGCATTTTGTTTTATTGCACGTCGATCTTCTGCTTGTTGTCTTTTAGCATTAGCCTTGATAAGTTTATCTCCTTTTGTTTTTAGATCCATAGTTTTTCTTTTACTTTAATTTTTGTTTTTGTGTCATGTGTGTGATTGAGAATGGCTTGCATGGTCAGTACCTTGCCATATTTTAATACAGCATTGTTGACATCTTTGATGCCATCATGCCATGGTGGCATAGACACTGACCATCCCCAATCACATGCCTGATCAATAAGTTTGCTTCCGGCTCGATCACGATCAGGCACTATGATAACTTTTCTATTGAGTGCATCTATTTGTTGTTTTTGTTTGACACTTATTTCACTGCCAAGTATGGCTACGCAATCCAGCATGATTGCATCAAACACACCCTCCACTAATACAACAAACTTCCTTGACCAATGTTGTGCATCAATGTTAAACAATGATCCAGGTTGCACTTGTGCATAGTATTTTGGTTTGATGTTTGCACTCATCCCCCTTGCAACAAAACCGATATTTTTATTTTGCCATTGTATTGGCACAATTATTCTAGTTTTCATTGTAGGAGAATAATAAAATTTAAACTTTTCATTTGCATTGAATCCTCTTGACTTAAGATAATCAACACATTGTTGTTGTGTGTTTACTAGTTGTGCATCTTTGGGCAGTGGCGAATAATCAAAATTAACATCATCAAATTGTTTTGTTTTTGTTTCTGGAGTAATTTCTTGTGCAAGTTTCATTGCCTGCATACTAAGTTTTCCTATATCAGACGACGATACATTTAACCATGTCAACAGTTTCCTAAACCTATTACTCAAGTATCTACCTGGAGTAAAGTTTGCTTTATATCCGCAGTTGAAACAATGATATTGCACAGCACCATCTGGTTGATACATGATACCTCCCCTTGTCCTTGTGTCTTGTGTTTCGCCATTGTGGTGACAACATGGAGCATTAAATGATGTCCAACCTGAAGGAGTTTTTTTTCTTTTGGCGGGAAGATGCGACTCTAGTGTTTGCTTGAGCTCCGGAAACATTGTTGTTATTATAACTTAAATGAAATAAATGTCAAACAAAATTACAAAAACAAAATATGTTAATGCATGTAGACATTGGTCAACTGAGGTTAGAATCCAAAAACTTCTATCATGTTGAAACAGGTTATTATGATGAACAAAATTATTCTTACACCAATCAATAAAAAAATGTAGAACATAGTCTAAGATTGGAAACAAAAGGATGGTTACAAATATAGTTTGTCCTTTTGCAAAAGCATAACTGGCAACAAATAAAAAAACCAACGCAGTTCCTACTGCATGATCTAAGGCATGTAAATGTCCTTTAGTGGATGATACTAAATGTTTGTCGTGTTTTTCTTTGAATCTTCCTTGCAATGCAAAATCACATACAAAATGTTTTACCATTAACAAAAAGAAAACTGTGGTAACCATCATACTATATTATGATCGATAAAGTATTTTGTCAAGGCCAACTAATACAGTTGAGGAATCAGTGGATTGAATTACAAATGCTATGCGTTTAAACACACCAGTAAAATTAACATATGCTGGAGTGCTTTGCTCTGTATAAGTTTGCGAATCAATCTGGAAAAATTCTGTTTGTTGAGCATCAGTGGCGTAGGAAGCACCATCAGTCATCGTACCAAATATTTTAATTGTACCTGAAAAGTTTGTCAAATAATATACAGCAGTATGCAGTGCAGAATTAGAATTTTTGTTTGGCTCTGCATCCACAGAACTGGATACATATTCGTCTCCAATTAGTTCGAATGATGTCAGCAGTTGAGATGCAGTGAATTCTGGTGATGTGTCTCCAACAACCTCAAACTGTATGGCGGCATTGTATCTTGTGTCTGCGTACAGCACCTTAACAGTGGAATCAGTGTCTGTAAATTTAAGCACGCCATGATAAAATATTTGGTCAAGTTTCAACATGTCTGATTCTGTAATTGTAAAAGTAATGTGACCTTTAGTGGCCGCTGTTGAACCATCATCTGTAATGGTGCCATCTTTCTCTACTATCAATGTGCCATCTTGATCAGAAATTTGTAGCATACATGATGTTCCGTTGACAAATTGTTTTTTCTGATCTTGATTTTTGACCACTACTGTGAACGTATTGTCAAATTCTTTGTATAATTTTATAGAACGTTCGTACACTTTTTCAAACCGTCTTTCAAGTCCTGCTGTATGTGTAAGCACATCCAGTTCATTTGTAAGTTTATATCCAACATAATATTGCATGGCATTTGATATATTTATAAACCAAACTTGTGTGATTGATTAGGTTGGAAACCATAACTACGTTTGATGCCTATAAGTGTTGATAAAATTAACGAAACGTATCCTTTTCTATCCATTATTCGCATAAACAAAGAGGAAAAAGTTGGGATCATTCAAAACTGTGATCAAAAAATTATCAGCATGTACTGTTATGACTCTGTACCTCGTGATTTGCAATCTATGTTTTTAGAATATGGAAAAAATTGGTGGTGGGAATCAAACAGGAAACTACCAATCAACATGTTTATCGGCAAACAATTTGCAATATTCACTGGAGCACTTAGATCATATTCTCTTAAGGAAACTGAGATCTTACACGGCCCAGTAACAAGATTATCTGATTTACTAGCAAATAAAAAGATAAGAAGAAAAACAGTGCAATTACTACGTAAGGTCTAACAAATTCATATGCACAATTACTGCACCAGCATATGAAAATGCGTGTGCTTTCTTAAAAAAATATTGATTGTCAGTTGGTTTTTTCCAAACTTCTTCCAGTATCTCATTCCAATTTTTGTTTACCAAATGTCTTTTAGCCGGACGTATTATGGCCAGACAAGCTGCCAATTGTTCCAGTGTAACTGGTTGTAACTTCGAAACAACATCATAGTGTCCGTTGAGATGAAACAACTGATCTACAAAGTGTTGATCTTGTAATTTGTGCCATGGTGGTTCTTTATCAAACAGTTCTTGCAGATGTTGTCTTGATTGCACTTGCGAATATATGTTTACGTTCAAAAAGTCTAATTTAAAATATCCAAGTTCATCTGCTACCTTGTGGTCAAAAGCAGATTGATCAGTGCCTGGAATAGTTGGAATGTCAGTAAAGTATACTCCAGTGTTGTGTGATTTGATACCCTTGTCATCCCATATGGTTGCACGTGTGTGTGGCAACACATCTAAAATTTTTTGTCTGTCAGCAAAGTCAATATCTATATCAGGCATGTAATTTTTTCCTAACTTGTTCCAGCGTTTTAAAATAATAGTCTGTTAGTTTAACATTAAACTCTGTACCACCCTTGTGTGTTGTATTTCTACTATCTTCTAAAGTGTACGAAACAAATATTCCTAATAACGTGTTTTGGAAAATTCTATAGTCTTTGCCTCTTTCAACACATTTGTATTTCATTGCATGTTTTTCCTAATACATTCGATAATTTTTTGGAAATTAACAAAGTCTTTTGGTTTATATCTTTTGTCTTTTGGATCATGTTTAAGCACATCAATTAATGCTAGTTGTTTTATAATTTTGTTCACTTGAATATTTTTTTAAATCTATCAATACTCTTACTCAATGGATTATAAACGGATTCAATAAAACTTATATGAGCATCAAGCTTTTTATCTAATGCTTCTATTTGTTTTTGCATTTTTTGTATTTCTTTAAGTATCTTGTCGGTCATGTGTTAACATAAAGTATACAGCATCTTGTTTCATTTTAAAAGTCAAAACTGCAGACATATTTTCATAATCATTTAATTCATGCACATCGTTGTTTTCTTTACACACAAAATGCCAGCCCCATTTAGATTTGCAATTTTTGACACACCAATTCATGATTTCAAAACCAACACCGCAAGTTCCCAAATTTACTTTATATTGATAATTTTTATTGTATCCATATCCAGGTGGCAATAGATCTGCGCCGAAACCGCCTGTGGTTGCTGTGTATACATCAACAAGCTTTTTCATATGTTTGTTCCCAGTCGGGCCTTTCATGCCATAAGCATTTTCCATGTTTTGCTTTAAACCACTTTTCTCTATCTAAAACTTCTGATGCAAATTTGGTTTTAAAATTATTTTTATCGATTGCCTTACCAATATTTGTCCTCCATTCTTTTTCTAATTTACTGTTTGGGTGTATATTATTATAGGCTTGTTTTAAAATACTAAGTGGTATGTTGTGTAGATCCCAACATTCATTGTCGCCAACAGGCATCAGTGTGTAAGATGAGTATAGGCGCGGATGTGCCTTGCTTAACGTTTCCATAAACTGTGTTAGTCTAGTAGCTTGATCTAAGTTACTAAGCTGTTGCACAATATTCATGTTGAGAGAAAAACCTGCTTGTCTAGTTTGTGCAAGGTAGTTGAATAATTTTTTTGTGTTTTTTTCTGTTACATTCCAACTGCCATGATATCTAATAAGTTGGTATCTTTCATCTGTTGCATCTATACTGAGTCCTATTATTACATGTTTGAAATCTTTGATATGTTTCCAGAAACGTTCATTGAACACAGTTCCGTTTGTGGTTATCTGTACCTGCATTTCTTGTTTGCGTTTCAAAGGTATAGATTGTAATACATCTGTAAATCCTTTTATTAGTTGAGGCTCTCCGCCTTGTAGCTGTATTTCTTGTAGTGTATCTGTGTTTGCTAATTTAATAAGTTTTGCAATGTTGTCTTGTTGATCGATCCAATTGTAGTTTTGTTCATCTGGATGAGATAATTCCCACGGCCTTTGTTCCATTTGCACCATTGATGATAAATCGGCATAGCACATTTTACATGCAAGGTTACACAGTCTGCCACCCACTATGTGTAATAATTTAAGATTTGGCTTACTGCCTAAATAATTGTTTCCGTTTTCGTTTACTCTAAGACTCCACTTGCCTTGTGCTTCATTTATCCAGCAGTGAGAACATCTTCCATCAGCAACGTTGCTGTTTAAATTTTGTCTTAGTTTGTGTTGTGATGGATGATTATAAAACCAGTCAAGAGGATCCTCTACATCTTGCAGTCTATCAGTTGCATCTTTAATAAAACAACATGGTGCTAGGTGTCCTTGTGAACTGATGAAAAGATGTTCTTGTGCTGGCTTACAAAATGTGTTATTCAATACCTGCCTCTCTTAATGTTGATTTGACAAAGTCCTGATCTTCATCACGTTTTCGAAACGTTCTTTTCCACCATTCTGGATCAATAATTTCATGTATTATTTTAATATGATCGTCATGCATTATTGTAATCATTTCTTTGCCTGTCTCGCAGTTCAATAGCACCCATGGTGATATTCTTCCATTTACAATCATTTGTGCAACCCTGTTCAAATTGACATACTTAAAAAAGTCCTCTAGTCTAGCATTTTCTTTTTCAGCCCATTCTCCCATAGTAAGTATTGTGCGATTCAATGCTTGTGTTACACCTTCAGTCCGTATTAAGTGCTTAATATATTGATCAATGGTTGCTTGTTTTGGCCAAGAATCAATTCTTATTTTTGATGTGCATAACCAATCAATAAAAGCACCAATTTCAATTGGAGTGTTAGCTGTTATAAATTCTGATGTTTTGATGAATGCTCGATAGTATTGTGAATTAACAAAATGTACAAACTGTTTTGGCTTTTGGTTTGAATAATTTATTTCATAAAAGCGTTTGAATATTTCAAAAGCCAGCACATGCACTTTGTTATCTTTTTGATCCCAACGTCTTTTAGGCTCGCACATATGCACATCCAGAGTCGATTGTTTTGAAAATGTTTTTGTACAATAGTCACAAGTTGGCATATTAGTGTTTATTGTAACAGGTTGATATTGTAAAAGCAATTTGTACTAGTATTTTTTCCCACCTTTTATCACCACTTGATAAAAAATGAAATCTGTTATCAGCATCAACACCAATACACTAAAACCGCTAGGAAAAATGCCAAACAACATGGTAAAAAATAAAAACACAAACATGTTACGCAACATTGCATTCCTGTACATACGGGAATACTTTTTTGGCACTGCATATTCTATCCAATCATTCATCTTTAAAATATTTCTCTAATTTTCCTTCTTCTCCTGAATGTTGTGCATAATCAGGCAAAGGATCTTTTGGTTCTGTAATTACTGGCCATTTGTTGGCCCATTTTGTGTTAAAGTCGAGCCATTTATTATCTTCATCAAGATGATCAGGTATGATTGCTTCTTCAGGACATTCAGGTTCGCACACTCCACAATCAATGCATTCATCTGGATTGATAACAAGCACATTTTCGCCCTCATAAAAACAATCCACAGGACACACCTCTACACACGATGTGTGTTTGCACATTATACATTTGTCATTAACAAGATATGTCATTTAGTGTTTCCGTGTTGTTTCTTGATATCTGTCCATTCACGTGTAGTTAGCTTGGCATCTAATACATCGAGATCTGCTTGTTTCATGGATGGATAATATTCTTGTAGTTCTTTCATTTTGGATTTTTCAGATGTCTTTTTCTTTTTTGGATAGAACCATTTATGAAACATTGTAAAAGTTGATCCACACATTGCAGTTAGTCTCCACAATAGCGATTTGTGATTCTTACTTAAAGTCCACAAGTGTTTGTTTACATTTTCATTTGCTTCTTCTATGTAAAATTCTTGAATTGCTTGTTCTTTATGTTCAACAGCCGCTGTCCATTTCATTGACATGTATGGCGAGTATAATTTTTTGTCTTCAGAGGGCAATCTGTCATACCAAGTTTTGTCTCTGCCATCCACTGCCTTCATCATTGCTTTTATATCAAGAAAACTTGCCATTAATATATGTTACTATACATTTGCACTTTTGCCAACTGCTGTAATAGTCATTATGTATCTATCTTCCAATCCAGCGTTGCAGGCACTATGCCTAGCACTATGGTCCCAAGTGATCATTGTCCCTTGTGGTACATCATGCACCACATCATGTTCAAAAAACAGAGCATGACCAAAAGTAGGTTTTTGTAATGAGATCCATAATCTAATAATATTTTCTGTGTTGGCTAGTTTGTGTTTTTTCTTCAAACTATTGAATCTATCCACGTGAGGTGGTGTAAAGGATCCTGGAGGATATTTTATCACTTTTATTTCAGCATTAGTAATATCAATGCTAAATTTTTTTATTACATCAGTAGGGACAAAATCCAAAAGCACATCATCAGCGTATTGATAATATGACACAGACTGTTCACTGTATTTTTGTTTTATATCAATTTCTTTTTCATCTCTGTCAGTGTCCCAATAGTCTACTCCCCATTCAGATCTATACAGAGGTTGTAAAGTTTTTAGTGTAGCAAAAAGTGGTTCATAATCAATGTTTGCCACGCCGTGTATGGTATATGTCATAGTTTTTGTTTTACAGTTGAATCAAGTATTTTAAGTTTAGTAATTAATTTTCTAAAAGAATCAGGCGTCAACATGTTAGGTCCATCTGACGGAGCAGTATCGGGATCATTATGTACTTCTAAAAACACACCCGCAATGCCTTGTGCAACTGCTGATAGACACAAAGGTTCAACCATGTTTCTATCACCACCTGAAGATTTTCCATTTGCTCCTGGTTGTTGGACAGAATGTGTGCCATCGAAAATGACAGGACATAAATTTTTCATATATGTAAAGCCTCTCATGTCAACAACAAGATTATTGTAGCCAAACATAGTGCCCCGCTCAGTAATCATAAACTGATCGTTCCATGCTTCGTTAACTTTTATTTTAATATTATCAACATCTGTGTAAGAAATGAACTGTCCTTTTTTTACATTTATAATTTTTTTTGTTTCAGCAGCTGCCATTATTAGATCTGTTTGCCTACACAAAAATGCAGGGATTTGAATTATGTCCACGACCTCACCAACGACACCACACTGGTCTGGTTCATGCACGTCTGTTATGATTGGAACATTATATTTCTTTTTTATCTTTTCAAGTATCTCTAGTCCACGTCTCAGGCCAACACCCCTTTTGCCTTCTATAGAAGATCTATTGGCCTTGTCAAAGGATGATTTGTATACCCAACGCACTCCAACATCCGAACAAATGCCTTGTATTATTTCAGCCATCATCATGGCATGTTCTTCAGATTCTATCTGACAAGGACCAGCAATAATTCTTAAGGGTGCATCGTTATTAAATTTATAATCAAGCATGGAACAAATTATTCAAACTAATGACATCATTGTTTCTATTGATTTCTTTGACAAAAAATGCACAGTTGGGTTGACTATCAGTTGATAATGGAACTGTGAGCAGTTGGTTTGATCTTGTTCTTGGAAAAAACCATTCAACTTCATTATAAATGTTTGTTATTTTTACTTCCTTATAGGATGGCATTGAATCTGTAATTGGATTAAAACAAAACGCATGAAATGATCTATCATTCAACGATGTTAGTGGCAGTATCTCCAAGTCACCGCATTCAGGATCGCCTAGTAGTATGTGCCAGTCCAAAGGCATTTGAATTTTTTGATTTTCTATTTCTAGCACTGCAGAGGGAGACGCAAATGATTCTAAGTAAATTAATGGCACAAAAAAGAAGTCCGGACTCGCTGGATCTGAATTATCCAACACAGCAAATCTCATGTCTTCTTCTACTTGATCAGGAATCTTGTTCAGCAAGTATGCAGTGTTTTCTAAAGTTAATATTTGCATTTTGTATTATTATATGTGGATTGGTTACTGATAGTCAACCTTTGTGACTGCAAACGGATACTGTGCTTCCTTATAAAACTTTTTACGTTCTGTAAGATGTCTCTTAGAAAACTTTGCTGTTGAACACACATCCCATACCTGCACAAAATCTTTGTCTTGTGCTTTACGTATGCCTCTGCCTATGGATTGTATTACTCTTACAAAAGACTTGCCAGGCTCAATCAACACAAGATTGAATATACGTGGCAAGTTTATTCCCACAGCTGCCACTCCATAGGTTGCCACAATCACCTTGTCATCTGATGTTTTCACATCATCATAATGTTCTTTTCTTTCATCTGCCTTTGTGGCCCCACGCACAAACACACTATCTGATATGGCTTGGTTCAACATTTCTCCTGACTTGACTCTATCTACTAATACAAGTGTGTTGCCAGACTTACGCATTTGTTCAATCATTCTTGCCATGTAATCAATCCTTGCTTGTTTAGTCACTAGATGTGTTTGTTCTTCGCGATAGTTTTTATAGTCAACATAATCCCACATCTGTAATATTTCTATATTACATTTTGCCAACAAACCTTTTTCTTGCAATTCAATAGCACTAACTTTGTTGATTACATCACCTAATGACACATGCAGTGATTTGAATTCATATTCCTTTTTTGGAATAGTACCAGTGAGTCCCCAACGTATTGGCACATATCCATAAACATTAGTAAGTAACCTTCTCAACACATCTGCTTTTGCTTGGTGCACCTCATCCACAATCACGCACACAACATCACGTTTAAACTCTTCGATAAGATCATCTTCTGCATTTAGTCTTTTCTTTTCAAGAATATTCAGCGACTGCCATGTGCAAATTGTGTGTGTTCTGCCAGGTTCTTTCCTGTCGCCAAAGTAAACTCCAACATCCAACCCCATATTGATATAATCTTCTTCTGTTTGCGTGACTAATGACTTGTTTGGCACAATAACAATTGATCTTCCATATGGCTCAATCAGTTTGGACAGAGCCGCTGTTATTATAGTTTTGCCTGCGGCTGTGGCAACTTCTTGTAAGCATTGTGGATTGTTGATAAAATTGTTAATTACTTCAACTTGATGTTCACGCAGTGCTATGGGCTGACCTTCATGAGTGTGTCCTTCTGGCCATGTCACATTACTGAATGTATCTTCTTTGACTGGATCAAATTGCAAGTCCCAAGCTGTTCTTCTATCATCCAAATCAAATGTGTAATTGTTCTCTTCAAGTATTGGCATTATTTGTTCCAAAAGATTCACGTATGTAAGGCCACCTTGGGAAAAAAATGATACAGTTCCATCCCATCTACCTAGTTTTACTGCTGGCATAAAACGTGCTCCTGGGATTTCATATTTGAATTTGTTGGTCAATTTACGTCTGGTAACAAGATCAAGACCATCTAGTTTAACGTTTACTTCATCCTTTATGATAATATTGCAGTGCGGCACAACATAATTATAACACATGCTAGTAGAAAATCAAGCAGGATGTGTAGAAAATTTTTTTAGCGAATCGCAAATAGCGATGTTTAGGAAAATATTTTCCTCTGAAAATCTAAAAGATACTTTTGATGAAGGCGCCACACAAACAATTGGCGTACATGAAAACAACATAATGTATCCTATATTTGACAAAGAGTTTATGGTGCCTTTAAGAGAATATTTTCAACAAGATCTAAAGGTTGTGTTTTCTATGTTTGCGGATTGTACAAGTCCTTTTGATATACATGATGATTGTGGCGAACATATTAGATTAGGATTACCAGGCAAGCCTTGGATTAGTTGTCTGATCCCTCTTTCAGTTGATAATGATGTAAACAAAACACACATGGCAAGCACTGTGGTTTTCAACGAAAAAGATTATCGGGAACAAAAAGATCCAAACTGTGATCACTTGTTCGAAGAAAAATTTTCTCATGTTGAACGATCAAAATTATCATGTCTTACCATGAAGGCTGAATATCAGTGGAAAAGAGCAGATATGATTTGGTGGTATAGTCCTTTGTGTCATACTAGCACACATTTTAAAAATTTTAGCAGTAAGCAGATGTTAGTGTGTCATACCTACATCGTATAAGTGTTCAAGCAACTTACTCATACCAAACAATTCACCATCAAGACCTTTTGTTAACCAAATAATTTTTGTGGGAAAAGTATAGGTTTGTCTACAACCATAATGATATAATTCTCTGTATGTTTGCCAGTAATAATTTATTGGAAATTTATTAACCATATGATAACCAATTTTGCATAATGAATCATTGTATAATTTAAAATTGTTATATATGGTTATTGCATCTGTATCATCCTTTTGTTTAGTCCAGCGAATGCCTATTCTATTCCAATCAAGTGAATATGCTTTCGATAAACTTGATGCAAAGGACTTTATGTTAGGGTGGCTAAAGTCGAAGCTTATATTTTCAGCACATGTAAGCCAGGCACAGTCTAAATGGACGTCGATGTTTTTTTCATAACATTCATCTAGAATATCCTGCATATTTTTATGCACATCACAATGTCCTGCAAAAGGCATACTCATTATTAGAGGAACTTCTGCAGTTAATTGACCAATTTTAGCAAATTTTATGTCAGGATCTAATCTTTGATAATATGTGTAATCATGTTCGAAAATTTGTAGTCCTTTAAGGCCATACTTCATAATCAGATTATCAATGAACTGTGTGACGCCTATGATTAATTCTTTGTGTTCGAATTTATCATATCCTTTTATGTTATTACTAGGATTTCCTAATATAGCCTCTGCAAAAACTGTTTTAGTGTCGTCAATTGATATATCTTTGTATTCTTCAAATGAAAATTTTTTGATATGTGCTTCAACTTCAGCATTGTTGATCATACTCTTTCTACCCGTTTGTAAAAAGTCAAATAATTTTTGATTTCTCATTGCTTAGTTAGATGGGATAAAATGGTTTTCCAAAACTGCTGAGCCCATAAAGACTCAGCAGTCAAAATTGTTTTATTAACGTTTGATATTCTAAGCCGTTTTTGACTAGACTGCAATTGCTTCTTGTTTTTCTTCAGGCTCTGCTCCTGGGTGTGCATCTGGTGTCTGTGCTTGGATATCTTTTGTAATTGATCTTGATGTTGCTGTTGCAATACCAGTAAATCTTAACACAGTTCCATCTTCCAACACTTTAAATGATCCAGCTGTCTTTGCAACACCTGTGTCATCTAATTTTTTTACAACACCATTAATTGTGCCTTCTGAAGTTGTCTTACCTTCAATAAACATGTATGTTCCTGAATTGCCTTTGTAAGTTGTGCCTTCATGGCATAGTGTTTCTTTAATTTTTTGTAATACTAATTGTGCGTTTGTCATTTGTTGTTACCTCTTAATAAGTTAATACCATTATTATATGGTATTATACCAAATTAGTCAACCAGTTAAAAAAGTGTTATTTTTTGGAGTTTTTTCCGTGTATGTTGTCTTTTAAAAAGTCAAGAAGCCATGGATTGTCTTTGAACACACCCATTAACCAATTGGTCATTGAATTAACAACTTGCTCCTCATCACCGTCCTGTGTCAAAGGCCCACCTTCTGCATTCATTGAACTATGGTATGTAATCGCATGTATAATCTCATGTAGTAGAGTGTTTGCAAGATCTTGCCCTTGCGCCTCATCTTGTATCTCTATTTTATTCTGCCTTGCAATGTATTGTCCCCAATAATCAGAATTATTTTTTACAAATGATACTTTGGTTTTTTCGATGTCAATATCTTTCCAACCAATTTTAATTTTATCAGGCAGTTTCATTCTTAGTATTTATATGGTCACTTAATTGGACATAGTCAATCTGTGTGCAATTTGATAATTCTAAGAATTTGTTAGGTATTGTTCCTTCAACGTATGTAAATTTAACATGCTTATTATTGGTCATTAATGTGTATATTTGTTCCGCCCAAACGGACTGATCGACCTGTGTATCTGATGATCTGTAACCACTAGTATCTTTGTACACATTATTGTTCTGCCCTGAATTGGCACAGTCAAATCCTAAACAATACAAATTTTTATGACCATCATGTATGGCAATGTGCATAGCAGTGGTGCCTGCACCTTGTGATGGATTAGCAGGAATCAAATGTCCTTGATCACCATGTCTTTTAATGTTGTCTCTATGTGTATACACAATGTTTTTATCAGCATATTCTGATTCAATTATCTCCTTATACATGTGTTGATCAATTGTTATTAGATAATCAGGTTCATAGTCACGATACAATGCGTTGCAACCATATGTGTCTTGTGGCAAACCATACAAGTCAAAATGTTTCCTTGATTCGCCATTGCCGATGATGTAGGCGTCCTTATTTTGCGGATCATTGAACACAGTTCTTGGCATCCATTTAACATCATAAACTTTTTTGCCTTGCTTTATTAATATAGAATCAATTATTTCTTCGCCTTTATAATTTGATAAGGCCATTACAAATACTTAAGACAGTTTTCCGCACTAGACACATCTATGCCTTTTTCATCTACAAGAACATGTTGCATTTTGCCATCTGAAACAACTGCGGCGAATCTTTTGCATCTTTGACCCAACATACCCATGTCAGTAAGCAATCCCATCTGTTCAGCAACTTCTCCATATGGATCAGCGGCCATTGTGATCTTTGCTCCTTCATGGTTAACATATTCAGAAAAGGCTAACATGACGTGTGGATCATTTACACTAATACAAATAATTTCATCTACGCCACGTTTGTAAAAATTTTGTTCTTGTTTGACAAATCCAGGAAGATGTTTATCAGTGCATGTTGGAGTAAAAGCACCAGGGATTCCTAATATAATTACATTCCTATCTTCAACATATTGATCTAAATTGTATGATTCAAAATCGTCCGATTCGTTTTGTGTGGCAATTATTATTTCGCCTGATGGCACAGGTCTCGGCTGTTTGTCATATTCTTCAAAGTTAAACAGTCGCATATGTTTAATTATCTTGTTCTAGCCATGGCTTAATAATAGAATGATAAAACCTTTGATGACCCAATTCGGTAGGATGATGACTGTCATCATGGGTGTTGTCATGACACCAATCTAATATTCCGCCTGTGTCTGAATGTTTGTATTTGTGAAACCATATGTGTTGCCAGTCAATTAAACTTGTATAATTGTTATTGCCTAAATATTTTTGCCATCTTTTTTTATTATAAAGCCTTGTTGCTTGATATTGTTTTTCATAGTCACTAAATGATTGAGACACAAATGTGTCATAGGAAAAAATACTTAAATGTTTTTTATTATGACAGTTGAGTGTTTTTTGTACCATCAATATGTGTTGTAAAGTTCTTCGCCATGAATCTTCGATGTCAAAATTATTTGCGTATAATGGTTTGAAGATAAAGTTTGATAATTCTTTTGCCCAATTCCCCCTCCATCCTCCAGAGAATAACCAAAATTTATTATCAATTACAGCATTAGTGGTTCCTTTTTTTAAATTTTTAATTAACTTTTTTTCGGAAATATGTATATCATATCTACATGTTGATGTCCAATTGATAATAATTTTATCAAAATTTTGAAAGTGCTCTATTACAGTATTAGCAATTGCATCATTCCCTGCTCCAGGTATACCAATAATTTGTATGTCTTTGTAATCTTTTCTGGCACAGTCCGCATATGTTTTAACAATATCATGCACAAAACTGTCCCCTACTATTAATGTATTCATCGCCAATTGTCTAGCACCAAAGGGTCATGCTGTATTTCAGCAGGATTAGGCTTGCCATGAAACACAGCCACACAACAATCTTCTGGTAGTCCGTGCTTTTTGTCTGTATATTTTTCTTTGACAAATTTATCATGAGGAGATCGTTTTTTCTCACCTGGCTCTAGTCCTATTTCCCATTTGTAACTCATTATCCAGTCTGCTGGCCATATTGGCCCTTGTTTATATCTTGCTGTCATGTAATCTTGGTCACCTCTAAATTGCCTCATAATTTTTTGAGGATTATCTAAAAATTCTGTCCATATGTGTGATTCTTGTCCTGCATTAAATTTCATTACAGATGAATTACGCACAGCATAATTAGGAATTCTGCATCTATTAAAATCTTGAATAATAATAAATGCATCACTTTCAAAGTCCCAAAAATGATCGATGTTTTTAAAAATTACTACATCCAAATCCATAAACAACACACGCCCTTTTAATCCTATGTCATCTCTAAACATGTGGATTTTGTTCCACCAAGTTGGAAATATAGGATCAACAATAATTTGATTGATTTCAGGGCGCCAGTCTTTTTTGCTATCAGTAATTACATTAAATCTAACATTGGTTGCATGACGCGACACCATGTTGTACAGTTTATCAACATATTCCGTACCATACTTTACTCCTGTACATACACAAACAAATTCATTCATTTTGTTTCTAAATATATCAGGATAAAAAAGATTATTGGAAAACCAAATATCATTGTTCCGAAATATATTCTAGTTACCCATCGATCAAATTTTGTTTCAGTCTTCTCCACGGAAGTCCTTGTTTTATTTCTTCTACGAACCATTCTGTATAACTTATCTGTTCAAGCCACTGTGTACGATCAGGAGTGGCAGGCACATTTATATTACTTCCTATGTCATTACCAACAGGCCAGCACAATGACGATTTATCAACATAGACAGGCACTCCTGCTAACACTGATTCGATTGCAGGATTACTGTTATAGTTTACAACTGCATATGCGTTTTGTAAAGCATGTGCAAAATCTACTTCATCATATCCTTGAATTTTTTTAGGCATACTGATACTAACATTAGCAAATTTATTTTGATCGATGGTCACAGGATATCTTGGATGTGGTCGAAACCATATAGGCCTCTCAGTTTGTGATCTTATCCATTCTATTGTTTTATACACCCAATTGGTTGTAGATCCTTGATCCCACGCAATGGATTTTTCATTTTGTCCACACACAATAATATGTTCACCTCCACTCCGCCAAGGTTTTGTTGAGAGATCAAATAAGGCCAATCTTTTGTCATCTGCAGAGTTATTGGCAAAGTTGGCATTTCTATTGATGCCACCTATGGCAACCTTCCAAGATGTATTACGTTGGAGTGCTCCAACTTCTAATGTTAAAAATTTTGTATTGGTATTTTTGTAATGATTATATATGGCATCACGGCCATACATTCCAAGAAGCCATGACCACATAACCACTATGTCTGCTTCGGGCCTTTCGTGATTTTCGCAAATGACGTAGTCTTCGTTTCGGAGGGACTCTATAAAAGCTGCCATTACTGACTTGCCCGCCATGGCGCTTGTCTTGGGAAACACTGCTATTTTCATTGCCAGTGTTCATCTTGCCTTTTGACTTTCATGTCTTTTACTGACGACTGAATATCTTTCCTTTCGCCTTTTAGATGGTCCATATAATCGCCAAGTTCTGAATTAACAAAAGGATGTTTTGATCCTCTATATCCAAGGAATCGTCCATCATTAAGATCATTATCTTGTATTTTTTGTTCTTCTTTCATCTTTATTCTCACTGCATCGTAAGTATGACAATCTGTATACGCATTTAAACTTTTATATAAGTCATTGCTGTAATATGATCGCCAACGTGTAAAAAATTCTTTGGCATAAGGAGAACTTATATTGTAAGACACAAAACCACACTCAGAATATCCTTTTTTTGGTCTACCAATAAAAGTTGTAAAAGAATGTTCTGGCGCAATATGATTCAACCACTCCATTGTTATTGGTTTATATGTTACTGTATCTGCATCTAACCATATAAGTTGATCTGTGGTGCACTTTTCTGCGGCGTCTAATACAGAAAACACTTTATGGGCAAATCTCACCACATCATATTCATATGCATTTTTTGATACATTCATTTTTTCCTTTACTTCAGCATCACTGCCTGCACGTGTTTTAAATGTTGCAAATTCTGGTTGTTCATTCAACAGTGAATAATAATTTGTGTTAGGAGCTACTATCTGTTGAGTTATGTCGTCAGGATAAAATAATTTTTCAACTTGTTGTGGCCATTGATCAATAATACTTTGAACTGATCTTTTAGCATGAGTATCCCAATGAGGCAACCCCCATGTGGTTACCACTGAAAATGTTTGTTTCATTGATTCCTTTTAATATCCTCATCAACCATTAACTTTACCATGTCTTCAAAAGTAGTTTTAGGCTGCCAACCTAATTTATTTTTAGCTTTGGTGTTGTCACCAAGTAATACATGCACCTCTGCAGGTCTTTTGTATTTTGGATTAGTTTCAACAAGCGATTCCCAATCGTCAATGCCTACATGCTTGAATGCAGTGTCCAGCAGTTGCCTAATACTATTTGCTACACCTGTGCAAATTACATAATCATCTGGCTTATCTTGTTGCATCATTAAGTGCATTGCTTGTACATAATCTCCAGCAAAACCCCAATCACGTCTTGCATCTAAGTTTCCTAAAGTAATTGTTTTTTCTAGTCCTAATTTTATTTTTGCTACTCCATCTGTTATTTTTCTTGTAACAAATTCTTTGCCACGTAAAGGAGATTCATGATTAAAAAGTATGCCGTTAGTGGTGAATAATGAATAAGATTCTCTAAAATTAATTGTAATCCAGTAGGCATACAATTTAGATACCCCATATGGTGATCTTGGCCTGAAGTTTGTGTTTTCATTGAGAGTGCCATCAACTATGCTGTTGCCATACAGTTCCGATGTACTTGCTTGATAAAACTTTGTTGTTGGTGAATTTTGATGAATAGCATTTAATATATTAAGAACGCCCATGGCGTTTACTTCAGTTGTTACTCTGTTTAGTTCCCAACTTGCGCCAACAAAACTTTGTGCAGCTAGATTGTAAAACTCGTTTGGCTGTAAAGACTTTAACAAATGATTCATTTGTCCAGTATCTGTAATGTCACCAGTCAGTAATTCGATGTCTTTTTCTATGCCTAAAAATTTAATGTTATCAAGATTTGGATTTGAGTATCTTTTGACTAGTCCATATACTTTGTAATCATTTTCAAGTAAATGTTTTGCAAGATAAGGACCATCTTGTCCGGTCATACCAGTTACGAATGCTGTCTTCTTCATACAAATATTATATCATTGCCTTACGCAATTTACTGACATCATGGCTAAAGTAACAGGACTTCATTTTATCATATACAAACTTATCTCGCATAGGTACACCCTTTGTCCTTACTTTTTTTGCTGTATCATCTTTAGTGATTTTTTTGGCTTTGATAGTGATATCATTAAAAAAAACATATCTGTCTACTGATTCTGCTAGGTCTCGAGTGTACGTGTCAACGTGCCAATGATGAAACATGAATGGAAAATACCAACCCAGGGCCTGTCTCCATTGTTTTGTAACAACTGGATGTGGCGAAGTTTTTAGATTATCTTTGCCATTATCAAATGATATCATAAAAATGCCATCTGGATATATGTTAAAACAATTCATAAATTTTGAATCCCAACCTGGAGTTAAAAACTGAATGTCGTCTCCAGCTAACATGTATAAGTCAGAAGTATTTGTTTCTGCTATTTGGTTCCAGCTATACACTGTGCTTTGATCTGTGCCAATGTCATAATTTTGCAAAATTTGTTTATATTCATTTAAGTGAGGATCATCATCATTAAGATAAAATTTAATATTGATTTGGTTAGGATTATCAGCAGTTTCTAATGCTGAAAGGGCCATGCGTTGTGCAAATTTTGGCCTACCTCTGGTTGGACAACAAATTGTTATATTAGTTTTTTGGTCCATGTGGTTGGTGTGTGTTCATTATCAATTTCTATTGGTAAAGAATAATTAAACTTTCTTATGCCTCTTGTTTTAATAAAGTCTAATGTTTTATTGATGCCTTGTGCAAGATTTATTTTTGTTTCATAATTAAAATATTTTCTTATTTTATCAGAAGAACAAGTTGCGTATTTTACTTCTTTAGGACGTCCTGGCATGTAGTGTGGCTTACCATTATATCCTGTTGCATTTGCACACATTTCCGCGAGAGTGTTGATTGTTACATAGTCTTCATCTGGACCTATGTTGAAAGTCTCAGCTGAACTTTTTGATCCAAAACATATCTCATCAAATACTTGTAGTGTGTCATCTATGTAAGAAAAACATCTCATCTGTTCACCATCTCCATAAATTATTGGAGGCTTGCCTTGAAGGTTCCTATGTAAAAATATTGATACAACATTCCTAAATGGATCATCATACACTTGCTGTGGTCCATATATGTTATGTGGCACTGCGATTGACCATTCGATGCCATTAACATCACACAAACATTTTACTGTATCTTCAGCAGCTACTTTTGCAATGCCATATGGATCTTCAGGTGCAGGTTTCATATCTTCTGTGAATGGTGGTTGTTGTTTGCCATACCGTGCCATTGAACTCATGTATACAAATTTTTTAACTTTATGTTTTATGGATGTGCAGACAACATTCACAGTAGCATCGTAAGTGTTACGTGTGACAAACACTGGTGACACTACAGATAGGCCTTCATACGCTGTGCAGGCCGCGTGTATTACTAGATCAAATTTATTCCTGGCAAACAGTGTGTCTAAGTTGGATTGATCACAACAGTCTATTTTATATGTTTGTACTTCTGTAAGATTATCGTCGTAACCACCTACTCCGTTGTCAATGCCAATCACATTATGTCCTTGATAATGATATCTTTTTGCAAGATGTGAACCAACAAAGCCTAACGAGCCTGTTACTAAAATATTCATTTTTTGTAGATACAATCTCTAGTAAGTTTGTAAATCCTTTTGTATCCGTACGAAGTTAGCACATCATGTGTTGCTTTTTTATCATACCCAAAGGCACTGCTATTCAATACACAACGTTCTATAACAATTAAAGGAGATAATCTTTTCAATGTTTGTTCGGCCCCTTGCAACACATGTAACTCTCTTCCCTCAACATCTATCTTAAGCACGTCTATATTTGATATATTGAGACTGTCCATTGTTCGCATCTCAATGTCTCCATCTTCAGCATCAAGTATTCGTGTACTGCCTAAATGCCCTTCGATGTAAACATCCAGTTTACCTTTACTGGCGCTGTTAGATAATCCATATTCATGTAGATACACATTGTTGAATTGTTTGCAATTAAGTTTAAAACATTCGATGTGATAATCTGCAGGTTCAAATACAGTTACATGTTTGTATTTGGAAGCAAAATGTGTTGCCCATTTGCCTACATTGCCTCCAACATCCACAACATGATCATAACCAGGAGTGTGTAAGTCTATAGCGTCAAATATTTTTTGATCATGATTGTTTCTATCATTGTGATGATATTCGTCATCAGCATCTGGCACCCACCAACCATCTACTTGTTTCACAACTTTTCATCCATGATGAAACGTTTTGGTTCCCAACCTAATGCTCTTAATCTATGTGACGGCAACAAATTATCTTGTGCTTCATAATCAAATCCCTCAGTGATGGGAACATCTATGCCATTATATGCAACCAACTCGTCCACCGCAACTGTTCTGCCTGTGCCTAATTCAAATACTCCGGTCTCATCTGGATGATCCATTATGCATTGGATGCCAGATATCAAATCACTTACATGCACTAGATCTCTTTTGTGTCTAGTTGCGTATTTCAATGTGCGATTCATTATCTGTGGCACCAACATGTCTCCACGAGCTCCTTGTCCCCATACAGTTGAAAATCTCAAGCCAACAGAATTAGGTGGAGCAATAAATTCATTGACGTATTTTGAAATGGCATAAGGATTTCCGAACCATCTATTACATGCCGAAGATGATGCGTATATTACTCTTGTGTTGGTAGATTGTGCAATATCAAAAACACGCTTTGTGTATTCAACATTTGTTTGCCAAAATTCATCTGCCTTTTCAAATGATTCTCTTATGCCGGCCAAAGCCGCTAGGTGAATTATTAAGTCTGTATCTGATCTTAATGTGTCTTTTAAATGAAACTCTGAAATATTCCTGCCTATTTCCAAGTCCCAACAGTTTAAGTGATGTTTGTTGTCTAGCAAATAATTTACAAGGTGTGTGCCTATAAATCCATGTGACCCTGTTATTGTGATATGCATATGATTATATATAGAACGATCTATCGCCCGTCAAACTGTCTTGACTGTTGACATACACTGCTCTTGGCTTGACAACTTGTATCTTTACATACTTGTCTTTGACAAACATGTCAGAGGCAGTAACTCCATCATCATGTGCGCCTTGGATTAACTTTTTGGCCGCATGCGGTTTTATAACATATCCATATGTGCCCTTCAATTGATTTTCTCCTTTGCGGATGTTGATGAAGTCTTCTACAATAGGTGCTTTGCCTACATTTGGATCTTCTTCGAATCTGTATCCATCCAGGTGCAATACATCTTCAAAGTCTTGATTATATGTGTCACTGACAACACGGGAATCATGTTCAAGGATTACAATTTTTTGGTTTAGTTCTATACATTTTTTCCAGGCATGATAGTGTGAAATCATACAACCACGTACGCCACCTTTTTGCCATTTGATGTTATACAATTTAGGCCCTGGTAGATAAGGCTTTAGGTTTTGTTCTTGAATAAATTTATCAGCACGTGAGGGTGTAAACCCTTCTAGCATCCATGCATCTAATCCATGTGCTCTTGCTGTGCGTTTACATTCCAGTGCAGAATCAACAGTTGATTGCACTTCTTTTAGGTATACTATAAATGCTTTCATGATATCATTCCTTCTATGTGTGGCCTGAATCTACGCCAGACTGTACCGTCACGTACCTCCTCTAATGTCCAATTGGCATAAGCCAAATCATATAGCCATTGTGTTCTATCTGGACGCGGAGGCTCATTCACTTGATCCAATTTGTCTGTGCCTACTTCCCATGCCAAACATAGGTCAGAGGTCATCAGTACAGGCACTCCATATGTTGCGGCATCCACAGCAGCTGTGGAATTGTGTGTAATTACACAATGAATATCTGATGCATCCAACTCTTCTAAAAATGTCCAACGATAATTATGAAACATTCCGCCCCCTCTAGTCATGTCTGCAATTTTAATCTGAGGATGTCTTTTTGCAATATCTTCAGCACATTTATCAGCATGATTAGGATGTGGTCTAAGTAAAAGTGTTTTGTCTGTTTTGTCCTTCAGTGCTTCAACAACTTGGTCCACCCATTGGTAGGGATCTTTTTGGGCCATGCTCCAGTTGTCTTTGGGTTGTGTGCAAAGCATAATGTACTTGCCATTTTGTTTCCAATCTTGGTCATTAATGTTAAATTTTTGCTTGATCTGTTGCCATCTATCATCAGGAGAATTTTCGTTAAGGAAATTTCCATTTCGCATTGGTGACCATAATGCACATCTATAATAATGTTTGTTCCAATCAGTGGCTCTATTGCCAAATGATGTCCACAAACCTCCATCAAACACAATACACACTCCGCCATTCTTTTGATGATGTTGTCTAATTTTTCTCCTATTGCCTTTGAGAAAATCTCCTGCGTTGTCCGGACCATAACCAAAATGCACTGCAACCTTTTCCTTTGGATCTCCCATCCATTTTTCGGCATCGCCTTGTCCTTCGATCCAAATAGGATCATCACCTGCTGTCTTGATGCCCTCGTTCCATGCTTTCATCATTTCGAACGAAGCACCCTTGCCTCTGCGTTTGACAGTGTTTCGAAATATCTCTACTTTCATTTCATGCTATTTAAATACGCATATAAATGTCCAGGTCAATAACGGTTATTACAACATTTTCATCTGCGGGTTGGGAACAATATGGTCAACGTATGGTTGAAACATTTGTCAAATATTGGGACAAAGATATTAAATTAAAAATTTACTATGAAACAAAACCTGATACGGATTATGGTCCACAAGTAGAATGGATCGACCTACATGCTTCATGTCCAGATCTTGTTGCGTTTAAAAAAAAGCACGAGAACAATCCATACGCAAAAGGACACAAAATAGGATCAAATTTAAATGACAAGGGTTCATATTTGTGGGACGCAATAAAATTTTCGCATAAATCATATTGTGTATCACACGAGGCTCTCAATAGTTCGTCAGACTTAATTGTTTGGTTGGATGCAGATGTTGTTACCCACAATCCAGTATCCAAAGAATTCATTGAGAGCCTACTTCCAAAAAACAATTACTGTTCATATCTAGGAAGACAAAAAATTTACCCCGAGTGTGGATTTGTAATGTATGACACAACAAGCAGTTACAACTCTAACTTTATGAAAGATTGGCAGGAACTTTACAACACTGACAAAATTTTTGATCTTGTTGAATATCATGATTGCATTGCTTTTGAAACAATTAAAAACAAATATGAACAACAAGGCTTATTATCTCACAACATATCCGAAGGTCATCCGCACAAGCCTGGCGTACATGTTTTTATCAATTCACCATTAGGACATTATATGGATCATCTAAAAGGCAAACGTAAAAAAACAGGACGTTCCAAAGCATCTGACATATACTACAAGCAGACTGCAGAATATTGGAACAATACAGAATGAAACTAAACGTGATTAATAATAATCACGGCAAAGATTCAAAAGCCTGGTACTCACTTACGCCACTTAAAAAATATCATGCAACAGAAGGCATTGACACCATGTGGGGACTGGGGAGTGCAAATTTTACCAGAGTAATTAATAATAGATCTTCAGGCAAACCTTATCTACTATGTGATATGCCATATTGGGATAGATGGAATCCATTAAAACAGGCAGTCAATCCAAATGGCGAATACAAATGGAGAGTGTCTTATAGTAACATTCATTGTAATGAGATATTTGATTTACCGACAGATAGAATTAATAATATCCAAATAAAAGATTGGAGATCCAAAGGCGAATATATTTTAGTGGCACCAAGTTCCCCAACACTACATTCATTTATCTCAAGACCAAATTGGATTGAAGAGACCATAGCAGATCTTAAAACAAAAACTGATCTTCCTATTAAGGTCAGACACAAGCCAAGACGTGGAGGCAAAAGTGGGCCAGCTTATGCTGATGTTCCTTTAGCAGATGATCTTGCAAAAGCAGATTGTGTTGTTACATCATGTTCAATGGTGGCTGTTGATGCTCTCATAGAAGGGATTCCCGTTTACAGTCATGAGCAAAGTTCAACTAGTACAGTAAGCAAACATCCTAAAGATTTTGGCCAACATTTTAGGCCAACAAATAGAACAGAGTGGTTAGCCACTCTCTCATATCATCAATACACTAGTGATGAATTTGCAAGTGGCTTGTTTAAAGATATTTTTAAGGAGTTATATCAGATATGAGATGTGTAAGAACAATGAGAGCTTCCACTGAAGGGATTGTGCGTAATTGGGCAAAAGGAACCAATGGAAAAATTATTGATCCTATTCCAAACGATCAAGACATGCCTGATGATGAATATTTTTATTGGGGAATATTAAGGGGTTCCGGTGACATGATAAAACGTGGTGGACATGATTACTATTTTTGTGACCATGCTTATTTTAAAGCTGGACATAAAAATAATCCGAACTGGTATAGAGTAACTAAAAATGCAAACACAAATACCATTATAACTGAACAAAATCCTAACAGATATGAACAGTATTTTAAACAAGATATAGTGCCATGGAAAACAACTGGAGCACAAGTTGTTGTATGTCCTCCTACTGGTGCAATTGAATGGATGTTTGATGCACAGGATTGGCTTACCACCACTGTAAAGACCTTAAAACAGCAAACAGACCGTGAAATAATTGTAAGAGACAAGCCTTTGAATCCGCAAATAACAACGGAAGGTGGCTTTACCCAACTCAAAGGATTTGTCAAGAATAAAGATCAACGGCCTCTAGAGGAAGATCTAAAGGATGCATACTGTGTGATAACATATAATAGTATGGTTGCACTAAAAGCTGTATGCGAAGGCATACCAGTCATATGCAGTGACAACTGTGCGGCGTATCCTATGTCCAGTAACTTGGAAGATATAAACCATTTGAAAACACCTGAAAGGGAACCTTGGTTGTGGCATCTAGCACATCAGCAGTTTACATTGTCGGAAATGGCTTCTGGTTTTGCTTACAACTGCATACGGTAATAGTGTGCCCATGAACGCATCATCCAACTTACTACCTTTGTTTTCTTTTGTTTCCAGTTATCCATAGACACAACATTTTTTAAACAATCGTCACCATTCATATACTGCATGGCTAACTTTTCAAGATGTGGATGATTATGGAACCAATATATCAATGGCACTGTCCAACCTGTTTTCATCTTATCAATGATGTAGCCAGGAAGTATATTTTTATAGGCAAGTTTAGTTGGCAATTTTGTATCTGATTTGTTTATACCAATTTTATATTTGCTGTGTATATTCATACAGTATTTCATAAACCTTTTTGTTGCTAGAGGGAATCTTCCCTCCATTGAAAACCGCATGCCATATTGATCGTTTCGGGAAAAAAATTCTTCAGGCACTTGTGTTATGCAATCCACAGCCATGTATGAATTGACTGGATCTTTGTCATTCCAAAGTTGTTCTGGGATTGTTCGCATCAATTCTTTTTTAATATCATGTGCGTCAATTTTTGTTGTCAGCACTACTGGACGTTTAATTCTATGCATCCATTTCCAAATCATATCATCAAAACTAGTAGGTGGATCTTGTTTACATTTCCAATATTTTTGATATCCACCCAACAATTCGTCTCCCATATCACCAGCCATGGTCACTACCACACCCTTTTCACTAAGACACTTGTTTGTGTAATAATACATTGGCATGCTCATGTTGTACACAGGTTGCTCCATATGTTGCATGGCAGGAGTCCAATACGTTTCGACTGTGTTTGGAGTGGTTTCAATACGATGGTGGTTAAGTCCGATGTCATCAGCAAATTGCTTGGCACAGTTTGCATCACTGTTAAAATCTTCTCCTATTATAACATTTGGATTCATTTCATTAGTAAATGAGTCAACTTCACCTAAAATATTTTTTAGTTCATGTGCAACTAACGTTGAGTCTAATCCTCCTGATAAAAACATTCCAAATTTTCTAATGCCTAGTGTGGACATTTTTACAGTTGCATGTGCTTCATGTCTGAATTGTTCATTGTCCAGTGCGCCATTAGAATTTGGAGTTATAAAAGTTCTTTGGCTTTGTACAAATTTTTTGTGTTCGATGCTGTAAACTAAAGTTTCACCAGGTAACACTTTTTTAATGTTTGTAAACATTGTGTGTTTGGTTGCATTGATGCCTGAATACGACATAGCTGCGGCGGCAAATTCATCTATACATCTTGCATTAGGCACATGGTCAATCATACCTTTTATTTCAGAACCAAAAATAATGCCATCAGATATCTCGGCATAGAATAAGGGTTTTATACCTACATGATCTCTGCTCAAAGTTATCGTTTTGTTCTGTCTGTCATAATAAGCAAATCCGTGCATTGAATCAAGATGTTCGACACAGTCATGTCCTTTGGTATCAAGCAAGTGTGCTAGTAGTTCTGTGTCACATGTTGTCTTAGGTGTAAAATTAAATGTTGTAAGTAATTCTTGGTAATTGAATATTTCACCATTGTAGATCAATACATTGCCTTTTTCTGTGATCCAAGGTTGTTTACCTTCTGAAGGTTGCGATGTAATAGCCAATAAATTATGACCAAATGTCACATGGTCATCTTGCCATATGTCACTGCCATCTGGACCTCTATATGCACAAGCATCAATATAGCCTTGTATCAATTGATAGTCTTTTTTGGTGATACCGTATATGCCACACATTAAATATATGTATGGCGGGCACATATTACATCAACAAAGTATTGGATGCACCAATAATTAAAAGTCCATGGCAACATCAAATTATTGATGATTCATTACCATACGATGTGTTTGCAAGATTACAATCACAGTGTGAACAATTTTTAAATTTAGATACACAAGGAAATTTAAAGTTTATTTTTCCACATGAATTTAAAGACTATGGCATCGATCTTTATGACGATGTGCATTCAATAGGAACACAAATACTTGAAAAGGCTGAAAATCTTACTAGAGATTTATACGAAAATCCAAGATGGTATGGCGGACTTACTGTATATGCTCACATATCAATTACCCCTCCTTTGCCTTACAAATTTGATATTCATGAAGAGGGCATGGAAAAAATTTGGAGTTCGGTAACCTACGTTGCTCCTATTAGAAATGTTGGAACAAAAATGTACACTGCAAAAGATGAAAAAACATTTGTTAGTGAGGCAGAATGGAAACCTAATTCAACTTTTGTATTTTGTGGACAAAAAGGCGTCACATGGCATTCATATGAAAGCAGTGAATCCACTAATAGAATAACACTAAACTATTTCCTTATGTCAGATAGAAGAGGGAAAAGATTTATTTAGAAAAAATATAGTTGTGTTCGTCTGAGTTGCCACGTTTGTGTTTACTAATAAGATTAAATCCCATGTTTTTTATCTCTGAACTAATTTCATCTGCATACTGATTTTCTATTTCTATTAATATTGACTTACATTTGGCAATTGTTTTTTTAGCACCTTGGAAAAACTTGTATTCGTGGCCGTCAATATCAATCTTCATGTGATGTGGTTGTGCTATGCTGTTTACATCCAACAATGGATCAAGATCGTGTGTAATAACCCCATGGGACTGTTCGCCTATTTCACTAACAACATTGTCTGCTACTCCTGGATGATAATTTTTAATAGATATGTTGTCAAAAGCGGATTTATCACTAAGTGCTAGACAGTAAGCAACACAGGGAAACGGATTTACTGATATATTTTGACATAGTATGTTGTAGTTGCCGGCATGTGGTTCAAAAGCGTATGTTTCGATGCCTTTGGCTCCGGCACACATGGTGTATATTCCAATGTTGGCTCCAATGTCAAATAGTGTGTCTAATTTTGATATGTTGTCGATCCAATCAATGGTTTCTGGTTCTTTGCTTTTTATCCTAAACACCCTGCTCTGAATGTATGTAGGCTGATTGGGCAAATTAACAAAGTTAATTGTTTTACCAAAAATATTTGTTTGAAAATTACTTTGAGGCTGTGTTCTTAGTTTTGGCACACGTTATCACCAACCGCCATCATCCTTTGCAATCTTGTCTTCAACAGAGTCTTGCAAAGTTGACTTGTAATCAGCATGTGCATCACGCCATTCTTGGGCGTATGGAACATCTTGTAAATGCTCGAACCACGGACCACCTTCAGTGTAATGCAACATTTTAGGTGTGCCATCATCGGGGGCAGTGTACCAATCAGTGAGCCAGTTCCATTCATGAGATATTTGGCCTATTTCATGATCAGCTAACCAAACAAATCTATGATGCCATAGTCCATCGTTGCTGTTCATAGCATTTTGATCTAACAGCCTATTGGACGGATGTTCGCAGTTCCACAACATACAAGAAGACCAATTTTTTCTTGGATATTGAAGTTGTTGCTTGCCATCCATTTTGGTTCCTTCTTTTGGAGTGTAGTCATGTTTTGCAACCATAACTGCGTAGTTGTCATTTGCCTGTTTAAACAATTCATTGATATCAGTCATGCATAAAAAATCACAGTCGATGAATAATGCCCAACCTTTGTATCCTGTAAGCATAGGAACAAAAAATCTACTAAACGTAAATTCAGTAGACGCTTTTGCATCAACTCCTCTTGTGTAAATGCCTAGTTCTTGTAAAGTTGGCAATTTAAGTGGATATACTTTTACATTGGGATTGTGTTTTTTAATTGAATGTTTGGCAACTTGGAAGGCAATATCCTCCCTTGAATCCCAGCCAATGAATACTTTTAAGTCCATCATTTTGTGTTTATATAGTAATATATCTGTTGCCAGTTGTCAACCTTGATAATTTTGTTATCATCATATTGTGCGTTGTAGGGTTGACGCATTAAAAATGTTTGTATACCCATGTCTGCGCCTGCCTTAGCATTTATCCATTTATCTTCAACCCATATGCATTGTTTTCCACGGTATTGTTCAAGCCATTTTTCTTTGGTTGATCCTGTGTCCATTGAAGTGGTATCTAATCGACTAAAAATATTAGGAAAATATCTTTCTAAGTTTGTTTTCCTTGCGGCTATGGCATATGGATCAAATCCCATAGCTGTGCATCCATGTATTTCAAATCCCCGTTCCTTAAACTTTGTTAGTATATCAACTGCATCACGTAGTGGTTCGCACCACCCCATCCATGCTGATCTATTAAAGTCATGCATGATGTGGACAACGTCCTCGTAGTCCTTAGTGGGGTCGTCAAGTGTTACATCTGGATGATAGTATGCTAAAAATTTGTTGAATTGTTTGGTCCAATTCAAACACACTCCATCTATGTCTGTTAATACGTATTTCATTTTACTCCTTTACAAATAATATGTCTGATCTGTTTATTAATCCTTTATTTTTATACCCAAGTTGTATCATATGGACCATGATAGCTTCCTTTTTGTATCCAAATTTTCTAGTTAATTCTTTTTTACTGTGGCACTCTAAAATTATCACTGGTGAATACTTACGTATAGTTTGATCCGCGCCTTGCAATACCATAAGTTCAAATCCTTCTGTGTCTATCAACATTAGTCCAACATCACGTATTTTTAAACTGTCTAAAGTTTTAATGTGCTGATCTAATTTTTTTCCTTGCATGTCAACATGATTACCCAACGGTCCTCTTCTGCCTATTTTTGCAAACCAATCTTTTGTAGCAACCTTTCTGTTACTGTCTCCAAGTCCATATGGATGCGGAACAACATTACTGAGATTAAATTTTTGTGCATTTTTTAAAAAACATTCAAATACATCATTGTTAAAATCAAAGGCATGCACAGTATTAAAATGTCTACATAAAAGTTGTGTCATAAATCCATAATGGCATCCAATATCCAAAGCAGTACTCCTGTTTGTTACATGCTTGTTAATAATTTTAACTAACTTATCTTTGTCTGCATCTATGATGTTTGCATTTTCCTTTAGAAGGTTCCTATACATTATATCTTCCATGCTTACATGCCACCCATAGTAATCGTATGTTTCCAATTATAGTTGCTCCATATGAATATATAATCTATCGTTGTTGCTTACTTGTTGAACAAACTTATATCCTAATTGTTTGGTCAAAATATCTTCCCCTTCGTTTGCACTATTATGAAATTTACAAATTATTACTGGGTTTGTTTTTTCAATAGTGTTAATAGATCCTTCAAGCACGGCATGTTCATGTCCCTCAGTATCTACAATTAAAAAGTCGATCGGATCAATATTATAATCATCTAGTTTTTTAACCAAAAAAGTTTTTTGAGAATCAGCAATGCTTTTATTCATGTAATGGCCTGTGTTTATATTTGTAATATATTTTTCGCTATTGGAAAGTCCATGTGCATTGAATACAACATTCTCACACTTAAATTTTGCCATATTTTTAACAAAACATTTAGCTACTTCGGTATCCAAGTCAAAGGCATATACTTTACTAAAATGTGTACTCAGTAATTTGGTTGTAAATCCATAGTATGAACCTATTTCTACAGCACAGTTTTTTTGTTTGCAATATCTATCCACTGGGCCTTGCACCATTATACTTCTGTTAACTTCTGCTAATCCATAACCATTGTCGCCATGGAGTATATGCCATCCATATTCATCTAATGTGTGCATTGTCCTATTATATTACGTTTGCATGTGCTGTCAACACATTACCACCTTCAACGTTTAGATAATTGTTGTCGTTCCATTGGGCATGTAGCACTTGATAAAATCCCCATTCTGCCCCCATCAAGTTTTTGTCCTTGAAAAGTGTTTCTACATTTTTTAATTTCCATCTTGGATGAAATACCAAATGGTCCCATAGATATGGTCCTGGACATCTTTTGCAATCTTTGTATGAATGTACTTTCAGTGGAGAATCAACATCTCTTCCTGGCACACTTCCTGCAATGCCAATCACTGTATCTTCTTCAACGCATTTTTTTAGCAGAGGCTTAAAATCAACTTTTTTTGATACTAAAGTATCATATCTTAATTTTATAATTGTTGTATATTTTTCAGGCAAGGTTTTAGTAAGCCAATAATGTGCCAATGTTTGTTTGGAATTGTGTTTTGTTTTTTCTAAAAGTCCAGGCTTTCTAAAAATTTTTCCAGTGTTTGGTCTGGTATATCTTCTCCATATGTGGCAATCTGGTTTGTATTTTGTTTCTAGTAGATTGTGGTAATCATATATTGGTTCATCGAAGAATTGACAATTTGCAACTTCAGGTTGATCATATCCTTTCCACTGCATGTAAAAAAAATCATAAGGAAATACTTCTTGTGCAATTTGAATTGCTTTTTTATAACCTGATCTAGCTAATCCTGATACGCATACTGCGATCACTTAACCAAACCCCATTTTGCAATGGCTTGGTCGTATTCTGCACCTGGGGTTTTGTCTATGGCTTGTCTCATAGCTTTGGCTCCTGCAAGTGTGCCTCCTGGATGACCATGTATGGCTCCTCCTACATTTGCAATAAAATTGTTGCCGAATTGTCTTGCATTTGCTTGTACTAGTCCCGGATGCATTCCACAACTTAGTGCTGGCACAACATTATGATCATGCAACACTTTTATAGTGGTCTTCAAATCTTCTTCATCATCACTAAGATACCCACCCCACATGCCAGCATGTATACTATCAACGCCTTGCATTCCTGCTAGTTGGCAAATAACTGGCCAATCAATTCCAAATTGATGTCTACTGTCTGTGATAACTTTGTCGCCAGATTTTTGAAAATGTATAAACAAAGGTAGATCAAGTCTTCTTACTGCTCCATATACTCCAAGTCCTGACCAAAAATTAATATGCACAGCATTGCCACCTAGTTCAGATACCTTTTTTGCTCTGTTTAATATTACATCATGGTCTCCGTTTATGCACACAGCATATACTACTTTGCGTGACTGTTTGGCCATCCAATTTGCAATAAGGTCAACTCTCTCTTCAATAGGACAAAATGTTGGATTGCTCATGATCTCATCTTCCTTGATAAAGTCACAACCTCCATCAACCAATTCTTTAACCATTTCTAGTAGTGTTGTTGCATCCATACCCGTTTTAGGCTTCACAATAGCTCCGCTAAATGGTTTGTCTTTTTGTCCAGTATATTCTCTCATGCCAGTGATTCCAAACTTAGGGCCTAAAAATTTGTCTTGGATATGTGTTGGAAACTGAATGTGTGTTAATCTACATGAGTCAAAAGTGTCAATGTCAACTTGGCCGCCCATAAGTTGGCATAATAGATGGCTTATGCCATCACCAGACCAATCAGTGTTTATTATAGGAAAGCCTATTTTTACATAACCTTGTGTCAAATGTTTAAGGGAATCTCTTTCATGCATTATGACACATGATGATTGTTCAAATAGTTCTTCAGTTTCCCAACGGTTCCTTACATTTGGATTACCAACACTTTGCCCTATTGCAAGATCCCAGGCTGTTTTCCTTAGGTCAGCATTCTTTGATTTCATCCAATATGTTGCTATAACATATTTTTGTGTGTCTATGTTTGGATTATAAAATTGCATTATTTTTTATAGTTTTGTAAAAAGTTGTCTAACTCTTCAGGTGTTCCCATGCCCCACATTTTATCAACCATACTTGTTATTATTTTTTTGCCATCGCCTATGGCTTCATTATACACAGGACATACATAAAATTCATTGTTAGTGCGGATATTTTTTTCTATCATTTGATCTGCATAGTAAACAAAATCACTGCCTTTTTTCCAAAAGTATACTCCAACTGTTGCATTTGTAGATATTGGTTTCTTTTCAGCAACTTCAGTAACATGTCCTTGGCCATCAATCTTTGCAAAACTGTGTTTTGGATGAACTGAACTAAATGTTAATATTCCTCCATCAACACCTTCATTCGAAAATTCGGAAATAGTTTCAAATGCATTCCATTCAATATACTGATCCGAATTAGCGATTACTAATGGTTCATCGTTATCAATATGATCTCTTGCTGTTAGGACTGTGCATGCCGCTCCTTCAGTCAACCCTTCTAGCTGAATTATTTCACATCCTGGCGAAATCATGTTTAATAAATTTTCTAAATTATATTTTTCATAATGTGCTTTTTGCACTAAAAAAATATATCTGCCTTGAATGTTTAAGTTATTAACAACTTTGTGTATCATTGGTTGCCCTTCAACTTCAATCAATGGTTTGGGGAAAGTATAGCCTGCACTTTCGAATCTCGATCCAGCGCCTGCCATTGGTATTACTATGTTCATTTTATATCCTCATAATCCTTAATATTATTTGCACATACACCATAAAAATTTTTTACATCTTGTACGTCTAACTCATGAGGATGCACACATACAGTATTTTTATCTCCTTTTTTTCCTGGATAAGCCCAAATGACTCCTTTGCTTGTCACGGTGTAGTCATCATGTTTATGGAAAAAGCAGTGGGCACCAATGTCTAGCAATGCTTGTAATGACGCATAATGTTTTGCATGGCACCACAATCCCGGATGTGTTACAAAATGTTTAGACACTTCTATTTTAGGGCCATCATGGCCCAAATAAAATTTGTTGTTGTCAAACCAAATATCTACTTCACAGTCATATGTTGCTAACGCTAGTTCAATGTAACCTGGCGTGTTTTCAAGTTTAGGATTGGATGCAGTGATGTTTCCTCTGTGTGATATCAACTTCATTATATGACTATTTAATGTAGGTAATTTAAACGTTGTGTTATTTGATCTTATCCAAGAAAGCATCACATCGCCAATGTATAAAATTGTTTGGGGCATGTTTTTTACCACCGGCAGCGTGTAAAAAATATCCAGTTTTGGTTGGAGTATTAAATTTAACATTAAATGTGATTGGCATCATATTCATCTTTACTTTGCTGGCTAAAATGGCCCAATTTAGAATCATGCCATCATCTACATTAAACATTTTGTATTTTGATATCCATCTCTTGGTAGCATTAACACTATGCTTGTTCAGGATAAACAAACCAGATTGGAATCTATATCTAAGTGTATCAGCAGGAATGTGCTTTAAAACATGATCTTTCACTTGTTTTTTAAGTAAGTCAGGTCCTATATGTCTAAACTTATACCAACACACATTAAAACTATCATTTCTACACCAATTGAATATATTAGGTGATTCTGGATCTATCATTATGTCATTGTCCATGTAAAGCACATATTCATATTTGTCAGTCCATTGTGGATTCAACCATAGATCAAATCTTTCGAATGTTGGATGCCTATGCCCTAAAATAGGCTTAGTAATTACATGATGATCTATGTTGTGTTTTTTACAATAATGTGCAACAAGTTTAGTGCATTTTTTCTCAAATGATCTTCTTAAACTTGTGTCATGCAAGTTATTGTAGCCTGGTTCAGCATAAAGTTGTGGATCTATGTTATATTGAACAATTGCACAGGACATATGAATAATTATCGGGGGGCGCCTAGTACACCCCCCAACTAGGATCAATGGTACGCCGAGTGAGACTCGAACTCACAAGCCGAAGCACTGGTTCCTAAGACCAGCGTGTCTACCATTCCACCATCGGCGCAAAATTATTGTAACATCATTAACGCAATTTTATAACTTGAAAATTTTGTGCACCAGGCCAACTTAGTTTAAAATATACAACATCTTTGTCTCTTGTCAAATACAACATGTTGTAAAAGCTCAGGCCAGATATGTCATTTTCAGTAAGCCATGTATCAAATTGGGCTTTTACTTTAAATGCCTTTGACATACCAGCAGGCCATCCTTTGCTAACAGGTACCAAAATTTTCCATTTATACTTGTTGTCTAAATCTTTTTCAGTTTGTGGAAGTTCCATTATGTGGCGGAGGGAGAGAGATTCGAACTCTCGATAGACTTGCGCCTATGCTGGTTTTCAAGACCAGTGCAATCAACCACTCTGCCATCCCTCCTATATTAAAAACAATTGATATAAAGCAATTGAGTTCATAATTGTAAACCATCCTGTCAAAACAGTAACCCAAGGAGTTTTCCTTAGGATGGCGGCATAAAGTCCTGTTGAACTGCCAACAAAATAAAATGGAACAAAAATATCAGGTCTTGGAGATAAAACTGTGTATGTCAATATAGATGATCCAATTATAACAGATATGGCTGATACCATTTCCATGTAAAATGCAAATGGATCTGATTCATAACCTTCTCTCCAGAAGTTACTAATCTTAGTAAGGAGCAATTGTAAAAGTCCAGCCTTCCATGTCTTCAATAAGATCCACTTGACAGGCAAGTCTTGATGTTGGCTTCAGTTCATGCGCCATATCATCTAACAATTGTTGTTCCATTTCTTCAGTTGGACTTAATTTGGAAAATTTGTCTTCTTCAATGTACACTTGGCAGGATGAACAACCACAAGCCCCACCACATATACCAAAGCTATCTTGTAGGCCTGCTTGTGAAATAGCACTTTCTAATGTCAGTGGCACATCAGCAGGGATTGTATGATGTACTCCTGATCTATCTATGACATTAATCTTCATCTAACGGAAAATATTTGTCTAACACTTCAAGCTGATCATGATATCTAGCAACTACTTCAAGTTCTTTTTCTATTGCTTCTAAAATGTCAGGATGTTCACCAATACCAGCCGCATTTTTCAGATACACTTCAACATTCATTGAATGTTTTGCAATGTGTCCCTCAGCATGATGGCGTATTGCTTGAATCATGTTGTTTCTATTAAACTTTGCCATTTTTCTTCTCCTTTTTGGTGGAGGATAGCAGGATCGAACTGCTGACCTCCTGAATGCAAATCAGGCGCTCTCCCAGCTGAGCTAATCCCCCGATGGTGCTGGTGACCGGATTCGAACTGGTGACCTGATGATTACAAATCAACTGCTCTACCAACTGAGCTACACCAGCATATTAATCACAATAACCATCATCTTCAATAATAATTATTGGTTTGTCTTTAGTATCTGTGCTATTAGTATTCATTATTGATATTATATAGCAGGAAAAATAAACTGTCAAGGTATTCTGTAATGCTTTACAGAATATTTTTATTTTGCACAGTGCATTTTACATACTAGAGATGCTGTGTTCCACTGTTTACTGTCTGTTACAAACTGGTGTTTGTCATTGTCTAATTGATAGTCTCCTTGCTGTATGTTTAAAGGATTTTTTCCAAACGAATTTTTAAATTTAAATCTGTGTGTTCCTGACCAACAGCAGGGATATATGTTACCATATGAATCTATATAAATGTCCTTATTTGTTAAGCATTTAGGAGTCATCTTCATGTCAATATTATTATTGACTGTTTGTTTTTGTTGATCATATTTTTCATCTACAAATTGATCATCTGGCATATAATCATGTGATGAATCGTCAATCCATCTATGAGACTTCATCATATTAAATTGGTCTATTCCTAATTTTTGACTCAGATCTTTGGCCTGTTGAATTTGTCCTTGATTGTGTTTGAAAACAATAAACTGCCATTCTGTTTGAACATTTGATTTTGTGCTAATATTAATAGCATCCATAATTTGTTTCCAATTACTATTTTTTCTATATAAATGGTTAGTGTCTTCCAACCCATCAATGGCAAAAATTATTGAATCATGCTCATCAAGTTGATTACACACTGCTTGCCAAAATGCTTTTGTTTTCGCAGAGCCGTTAGTGTGTAGACTTATTTTGTGTTTTTGTAATTTTAGTTTGGTTAGAAGATCAATGAACTGAGGATGATATATAGGATCACCGTTGTTGCCACACAGTCTTATTTTTGAATTTTCAAAATTGTTTTGTTTAAAAAAATTAACTAATGCATCAACATCTATGTCTTCTATAATTTGTTTTTTAAAAGTTTTGTTGTACCATGTCCTATCACACCCTGGACACTCTAGAGTGCATCTTGATGTTGGTTCAATGTGCCAAGATATTGGATTGTGCATGTGGAGTATTTAAGGGGGTGTCTAGCACCCCCATTAAGAAAATGTTTATGCGGCAACGAAATATAACACACTTACTGCCGCAATCGCTATTGATCCTGCATTAAGATCTGATGCTCTGCCACTTAGTGCTTTGATCAGCACGTGTGCTATGAATCCTAGTGCAATACCGTATGCAATTGAGAATGTCAATGGCATAATAATAGCGGCCAAAACAGCAGGTGCATATTCTGACACATCTTCCCAGTCGATATCTTTAAGATTACGAAGGAAATACGTGGCAATAAACACTAAAGCAGGACCAGTTGCAAAAGCTGGAATGCTTTGCGCCAACGGAGCAAAAATTAAACATGCTAAAAATAGCACTGCAACAGTAACAGCAGTTAGTCCTGTTTTTCCTCCTTCTTTGATGCCTGCACCTGATTCGATATATGATGTTGTGTTAGATGTTCCCATCAACGCACCAACAGTTGTTGCTGTCGAATCAGCCAATAATGCTCTATCAATACCTTCTACTTCGCCTGTTTTCTTATCAACTTTGCCAGTAAGATTTGCTACTGAAGTAAGTGTTCCTGCCGTATCAAAAAAGTCAACAAACAAGAATGCAAATGCAGTGCCTATAAAGCCAGCAGTTGCTAACAATGAAAAGTCAAGTGAGAAAGCATGAGCTGGTGATGGAACTGCGCCAACAACACCTGATATATCTGCTACACCAAACATCCATGCAAGTATACTGACTGCAAGTATGCCAATGATAATAGCGCCAGGGATTTTTCTTTTGTCAAGTATAGCCATAATAGCAAATCCCAAACCAGCAAGTAAGACAGGCCAAGATGAAATATCTCCAAGTCCTACAAGTGTTGCTGGATTGTCAACAACAATACCAGCATTTTCTGTACCATCTGTAAATTTAAGTGTAAACGAA